CTAAAAGTATTGAGGAAGTTTATCGACTTGGTTACAATATTAAACCAACTGCAAAAGGCAAAGATTCGATTATCAACTCTATTGATATTCTAAGGCGTTACAAGCTAAACCTAATCGGTTCAAATCTGCTTAGAGAGTTTAGGACTTACAAGTGGAAGATAGACAAAGCAGGTCACACGCTGAATGAACCAATCGATTTTAATAATCACTTAATAGATGCAACTAGGTATCTTGCACTAATGAAACTTCAAGAGAAAAACTCTGGCAAGTATACCATAATGCGAGCATAATCAATAACTTAAAAAAACAATTACACAAAACTAAAATAATATATTTAATACTATGGAGCGTGAGTTCAAAGAAATAACCATCAAGGAATACGTTAGCACATTGGCACAGATGCCTTATGAATCTGAATTAGAATACTTACAGAGGCGTGTATCAATCGTTTTAAGGCAACCAATCGAATCAATAAAGGCTTTGCCTCATACTATCTTTATGGATTACGTAGAGCGTTTAAAAGCTATTGAGGATAACTTGAGCGGATACAAGATTAAAAAAAAAATAAAGATTAGCGGTAAGTGGTTTGCAGTTGACATGGACATAATGAAGATAACAACCGACCAGTTTATTGATGCCTCAGCATTTAGCAAGGTAGCAGAAAAGGAGTTACACAAGTTTATAGCGGTATTCCTTAAGCCTATGACTTGGCGATTTGGAAAGGTGGCAGCATACGATGGCAAAGCACACAAAGAAATAAGCGACCTAGTGTTTGAGAAGATGACAATGAAAGATGCGCAACCATTGTTGGTTTTTTTTTGCAAGGTCTTACGAGAATTATCTATTCATATAAGAACCTCTTTGGAGGCGGAAGTGGAAGCGATAGTAAAGGATTTGAATCCAAATGGGGATATATCGTTACAATCGATAACCTCGCAAATAGAGATGCTACAAAGTGGGAATACTTCTTTAAAATGAACGTGATTGAATTTTTAAACTTAATATGTTACCAAATAGACAGAGAAGACAATGAGCGTAAACTATGAGGCACTTCTAGGTTCGATAGGTGAAGATTACGTTCCTATTGAAGACATTAAGTTTGACACCTTTATTGGGCGGTCATTGTTCAACGTGGCTAATGAACTCAGCGAGGCGTTAAAGAGTAACCTAGACCAAGTAGACTTAAGGGATTCAGAGTTGAAGCAGTCTATTGTTGCTATGCCTGTGAGCGTGGCAGGCAATGAATACTATGTAGCTATCGAAGGTAATAATTATGCCTTCTTTGTAAATAGTGGGGTAAATGGATTAAGGACTAAGCACGGCTCAATTTATAGTTTTAGGACTAGATTCCCAAGTAAGCCAATGGTCGACAACTTAATGAGGTGGATTACTAAAAAAGGTATTCCACTAGACACGAGATATAGCCAAACTAGAAACCTAACCAAAAGAGCAAGGGCAAAGGTCCAGATAGATGAGAAAAGAAAACGAGCCACTGCGATTGCGTTTGGAATAAAGCAGAACGGATTGAAACCGACCTATTTTATAGACACCGCCATAAGTGATACAGAGGTAACTAGAATGAGTAATGCAATAGCGGAGAAGTTCGGCAAGCAGATAATAGTAAGTGTAGAGATAAACTTGACAAGATGATAACAATAATAGAAAGCCCTAATAATTGGCAAAACTTATTTAATGAAATAGTGATTGGCGTAAGTGGCGGGAATAGTACGCAGCCTAATTACCAGTTCCTATGCGATGTAAACGTAAGCGGACAAAGCAACCCTGTAACTAGGCTAACTTTACCTAAGCAGCCACTAGTGGGAACTGTTCAAATAAACGTTGCAGACATAGTTAAGAACTACGTTACGTTTGACTTTGGCGGATTCAACTCCACAGATATAGTGCCTTGCGTTAATTCACAGGCTAGATATTGGTTGCAACTAGGCGAGATATACGACAATGCAAGCGGAGTGCCTGTTATCTATGCGAATCAAACTCAGTTTGGAACAAGTGGCAGCCCTAAGTTAGGAAGCAATGCTATATTTGACTTCTTGGATTGGACTAAAACTGCATTTAGTCCTGGCAAACAATTAAAGACAACTAATAAAGTTAGCTTAAACGATAACTCATATCGTGAAAAGATTAGAATAAATCAGCAAAGATTCTTAACCTTCTTTGATTTAAGCAATGAGATATTTATAGTTGATGTAAATGTTTACAATAGTGCAGGCACTTCAATAGATTCGAGTTCATATTCAACTTATACCGCAGCAACAGGAATCGTATCGTTAAACATTGGCGAATCGTTCTTGACTTTTATGGGTGTATCTATTGCAGGTGCAGCATATTACAGAGTGGATATAAAGAATAGCAGCGATGAATTAGTATTTACTAAAACCATAGACGTAGATAGTTCATGCGCCAATTACGAGATATATCGTTTACATTGGCTTAACTCATTGGGTGGATTTGATGCGTTTAACTTTACAATGGTAAGTACAGAAAGCGTGGAGATAGAAAACAAAGAATATAAAAAGGTTCAGGCTTTAGGCTACCAAAAAACAGATAGGCTTAAAACAAAATACTTCACTAAGCTAACTGAGCGCATAACACTTAACTCAGACTTATTGACCGATGCAGAATCAGCAGCACTTGAACAGCTAGTAGTTAGCCCAGTGGTAATGTTGGAAACGAGTGCGACAAGTTACGTGCCTGTTAACATAGTTGCAAATAATTATGTGAAGCGTAAGTACGAACAAGGCAGGCAGATTCCAAATCTTCAAATCAGCATTGAGTATTCATTCGATAATTATCGCCAAAGTTTATGATGCAAACCGAAATAAAAATACTTCAATACTTAAATGGGCAAGTGGTTAAAACTTTCATCCTTGACCTTTACGATAACATCCCTATTCCTGTTAATAAGTCAATCATAGATATTAAAGAACCTGAAAAGAGAAAGTCAGATTACACGCTACCAATTAAAGTGCCTGCAACGGCAAACAATAGAGCAATATTTTCAAACATCCAAGACTTAAACAGGTCGACTAGCAACACAACTGCGACAAACTTCAATCCTGACTTTAACGTAAACTTGAAGTCTGAGGCGTTAATTATTCGCAGCGGTATAATCCTTATGAGAGGTAATTTGCAGTTGACACAGATACCTGTAAACGACCAAGAAGCCGAGTTTGAATTGGTTATTATTGGCAAACTTGCAAACCTATTCCAAGACTTAGGAGATAAGAAGTTGTCAGAAATTGACTTGTCAGAATATAACCATATTTGGGGTTCATCTGCCATTAGTAATAGCTGGGCAAACTACGTAATTAAGAACGGCAATCCTTACGTTAACTTTTCAGGTGGCAATCCAACAGGCGAGGGTTACGTTTATCCTTTAATTGATAATGGGCTTTCAATAAACAAACAAGAACTTGAATACACCTTAGAAACTTCGATGTATCCTGCGATTTATATTAAGCAAATAGTTGACAAGATATTTAGTGCAGCAGGTTATAGGTATAATTCGAGATTCTTTGATTCGGTTATTTTTAAAAAGTTAATCATGCCTTTTACAGGCAGCAAGTTTGTAGCAACTGAAAACACAATAAATGATAAAACTTTTATTGTAAGTAATTCAGCCAATACAACCTACACAACGCCAAGCACAGGAGCGACAATAAGCGAACAAAAAAGATATTTATTTAATACCATTGTTCAAGATACATTAGTTCCTAGTGTTGATTTAGCCAATGATAAAATAGATGTTAATTCTTCAACAGCAGGTTTTGATGTTTTAGTTTTTGATGGTCAAATAAAAGTTTACAATAATAGCGGTGCAACATTTGGCTCAGGTGTAAAAGCCTTTGTAACTTTTGACTTTAATAATAATCAAGTAGGTAGCTTTCCATTAGTTTCAAGTAATAGATTTGAAGTTGATATGAGCGGTGTAGTTAATGGCGGTTCAGTTACTAAAACAATTAAAATATTTTCATCTGAAATAGATACAAATGATAATGATGAATTGTATATTGAGTTCTATTGGATATTTTTTAACAACGATGCAAACGATATAAGCATAGAGATATTAGCAAATAGCACATTTAAAAGCGCACCAAGTTCAAAATATACTGAGGGCAATACTATCGACATTAGTTCAACCTTACCAAAGGAGATTAAACAAAAGGATTTTTTAACTTGGTTATTTAGAGCGTTTAACTTGTATGCAATACCTGACACGATAGACGAAAACAAACTAATCATTGAACCTAGAGATGATTTCTACACTTCCGATGTGGTGGATATTACAAACAACCTAGATGTAAGCAGCGAACTAATGGTTGAGCCTATGGGCGTGTTGGACTTTAGAGACTTA